TATCACAAACCTCTCTTGACTCTAACTGTGCATCTGGTTTACAACGTAGATTACATACTCTTGCAAACGCATACAGTGTCCCACTCCAATACCACTCTGTCATCATAGACTGTGGTAGTATCATACGAGCTTGTTCTGGTGCGACTCCCTCTTGTAACATTAGATTGTAGTTCTTGAGTGCGAGAGTCTCAACTTCATTCTTTGCACTAGATGTTGGTATTGACCAATCAAAATCGTCAGGTCTCAACTCATCAATCGTTTTACTTTCATCTGACCCTTGTTTCTTGTTTTCTGCTCTTGCTCTCCAAGAGTCAACTTTAAAAAACTCTGGTTCATCGTCAACGTATCTACGACTGATTTCATTCCACACCAAACCGACTTGATGTTTCACTAACTGTCTTGCAACGAATACAGGTGACTTGATATGAAACTGTAAGGACGCATGACCAAACGGACTCCAGTGATTGTGTTTTGCAAGATACTTAATCAAACCAACATCGTTAACTGTGAATGACTTTTTTCTCTTACCAAAAGACACACGGGCTGCGTTGACAACAGTCAAGTCACTACCCATGTGGTCTATTAGTTCTACTGTACTATCGACTTGCATTTTTCTGTGTATACCTCTGTGGACGATAACCTCTTGGCCAGTTTGGTTGACGAGAACCCAACTTCTTACACCGTTCCAAAAGTTCAGAGTTAGTTTTCTGTAACTCTGCAAGGTCATATTGAAGTTCCTTAACTTTCACTTCAAGTTCCTTCGACTTGTTTTCAAAAAATCCCTCTTCTCTTACTTCTGCATCATTCATCTTCATTTCCTTTTACGAATTTAAGTAATACAATTTTACATTGTTCTGTATCAAATGTCAAGAACTTTTTATATTTTTCCATTAATATTTTTACATCTTTCCACATAAAATCTTCTTCCATTTGAACACTCCATTTTTTTGAGTATTCCATAAGTTCATCTAGTATTATCATTGTCTCTATGGACACACGTTTACCTAGATACTCTTTAAACAACTTAGGATGATTACCATTTGATACTGCAAATATATACTTACCTTCATCAAAGTTTTCTAACAGTGGTGTCATCTCACTCTCAAAGTTTTGTGTGACATTTGTAATTCTGTGTTTCCATTTGGTATAATTTTCATCAGTGAAATTACCTACCCATCGTTCATTACTTGTAGTAAAATTTGCAACGAAGTAATCTCTAATATCATTTTCATTCTCGTACTTGCGTGACAGTTTTACAAAAAATGAACGGTCACTACGTTTCCAAAATGAATTTCTTGACACTTTTGTTTTACCATCAAACTTAACAAAGTCATAGTCACCTTTATTGAAGTGTGCCTTCATCGCACAATACATTAAGTAAACGTCTATGGGCTCCATCTAATCTTTAAATCCTTCACCTTTGAAAAAGTGGTGTAGTCTGTGTGTAAAGATAGTCCACACTAAACCAAGTAATGTGTCTGTCGTATATGTTCCAGATGGACACTGGTGTATCCATTGTTTCATATTGGTAACTTTGCACGTTTGGGAAAATAGTTTAAGTCTCTTGCGTTTGCCTCTATTTTATCCTTGAGACTTTTTGATACGAGTCTTCCAACAGAGTCAGGTTCAATACCTTGATCCTTACAGTATTCTAAGACTGCCTCCATGTGTGTGATTTTTTTCTCTAATGCGAGTTTCTCTACCTCAAGAGAAAATGATTTTGAAGATTGCATAGTCATTCCTTTATCATAATGTGAAACGCAACACCAATCCTATCTTTTTCAGAACGATTGACATCCACATAATGTAATAGATTGTTGTTAAAGAATACACCCTTGTTTGACTCAGGGAATATGTTTATGTTGTTGAATGTTTGATAACCATCCTGATTTTCATGAATGGTATTTTGACAGAATGAATTTATAAAAGTATTTCTCATCGGATTCATAATTATTAAACGACCAGAGTTTACGTCTGCCTGTAACCAAAACGCACCAGAGTAATGTCCACCAACATGATCGTGCATTGTATGAGATGCATCTGGTGGATTTATGTTTACAAACATTTTGACCATTGACAATGATAAGTTCAATGGTTTATTTTCATTCTTTGGTTTTTTAAAAATATTACAGGATTGAATGTACTGAAAAAAGTTTTGTAATATTTCAGACTTTAACTCTTTACCCCAAGAGTAATCAGCGGTTAGGTGGTTGATTTCTTTTTGCCAACCATTGACATTTGATGCACCATCACTTTTGGTATCTTTATCTCTCAACTCATACAAATCTTTTATGATTGGTTGAGTGTCAATATTAGTATTAAAAACACCAATCTCATCTGTAAAATTATAAATTCTCATAATCAACCTTATAATAAAATGGTGGTTGTTAAGTACAACCACCAAAACTTAATACGGTTCTATTACACCTTGCGATTAAAAACCCAAAATAGAACACCAACTGCAACTAAACCAACTAACCCCTGACTACCAAGTGCGGTTACCAGTTGAATCACGTTGGCAACTACGTCACCACCTACAAACGGCACAGATGCACCGAATAGAACTTGTAGAACCACTGCAAGTGCAACTATTACTAGACCCAAGTCTAAAATAGACCAAAGCCATTTCTTTGCGGTTTCAAGATAGTTCATATTGCCTCCTTTTATGTTAAAAAAGAAAATTGTTTTTTCTTGGGCATAATGCACTAGAAGAGTACAATTAACAAAACTCAACACCTATAATAACACGATGATTAGTATCTGTCAAGACTTATATTGATTCTTTAGCACCCTGCATACATTCG